GTAGGCACACGTGCGGAACGTCTGGCAATACGGGCTCTCCTCGACCAGCAGCCGCGGCTCGCGCCAGAGCGTCGGCCCGAAGCGCTGCGCGTGCGCATCGGCATCGTGACACGTCGGCCGATCGGGCCAGATCCCGCCCGCCGCCAGCAGCGTCTCACTCATCGGCGTGACGACGACGCCTGGCGCGAGGTCACCGAGGCCGCACGACGGACAGGCGCGGTGCGCGTGGGTGGGATACGTCGTGCCACACACGCACGCGGCCTCCGACCAGCTCCGGAAGCCCGAGGGCACGAGCTGCCCCGCCGCCGGGTTCGGGATCCCCTGGACGTAGAACTTATGGGGCCAGCCGTACTTCCAGTCGGCGCCGTGCAGCTCCGCGCCAGGCTCGCCGGCCAGGTGACGATACAAGTCCTCGGGATGGATCGAGCCGCAGTAGGAACACGTGCGGAACGTCTCGCGATACGGGATCCCCTCGCCGCCGAGCGGCCGCGGCTCGCGCCAGAGCGTCGGCCCGAAGCGCTGTGCGTGCGGGTCGACGTCGTGACACGTCGGCCGCTCGGGCCAGGCGATCGCCAGGCCCAGCTCGCCGGGATGGCCATCTCCCTGCGGGCTCGGCGGCGGAAGCGGGACCGCGCCAAGGCCGGTGACTTCGTCGCGCGGCGGATTCATCGGACCCGTCCGTGGCCGTTCACGCGCTTCGGCGCAACCGGGGGAAAGACCAGCGTCGTGCCCGCGCCGTAGCCGCCGGCGCGGCGGTCGCGAGCCAGCCCTGATGCCGGGCGAGATACCGCCGGGCCGCGAGCGCCCAGGTGGCCGCGGCCTGCTGCGGGTCGCCCGGCGCGGTCACCGTGTACGCCGGCGGCGTCGCCCACGCCGTCCGCATCCACGCGGCGATCTGCTCCTGCGTCAGCGGCCGGCGGCCGCGCAGCCAGTCGCTGAACGTGATGCGCTGTCTCGCGGTGCATCCGCCCGGGATCTGCATAGCGGCTCAGCCCTCCCTGAAACCCGCGCCGCACCTCGCGCCGGCAGCGCCAGCGGCGCACCGCCGCCAGGCCGTCGACGATCCAGTCCGCGACGAAGGCGGCGACGATCGACAGCGACACGGAGCCGGCGAGCAGCGCGACCACTGTCTCGACCGGCGTCCACGCGTGCGCGCGAACGAGCGACTGGAACAGCCCGTCGAGGGTGGCGAGGATGTCGGTCACGGCAATGCGCCCCAGATAGCACCTTCGTGGGCGAGGCCGAGGAGGCCCCGCAGGGGTCTGCTCGGCCTCGGAATTTCAAGGCGCGAGGTCATTCCCCGTCCCCGTCCCCGTCCCCGTCCCCGTACCCGTCCCCGTCCCCGTACCCGTCCCCGTACCCGTACCCGTCCCCGTACCCGTCCCCGGACCCGTCCCCGTACCCGTACCCGTACCCGGACCCGTCCCCGTACCCGTCCCCGGACCCGGGCGTGTTGGGTACGCCGGCTGTTACGCGCTCCATACCGGCACCGCCTCGATCGAGGCTCTCGCCTCAGGCGTCACGTCGAGAATCTCGATCGCCTGCAGCAGCTCCACCCGCGCGACGGCCACGGGAAACTTGCACTGCTTCGGCTTGCTCGTCCCGCGGACGGCCAGCTCGGACAAACTCGCCGCCCCAGACCAGTACCAGAGCCGCCGCGCCGCGGTCAGCACGACCTCCTGCCCGGCGCGCGATTCCAGCACGCCGGCAAACACGCCAGCCGAATACGTCCGCACGATCACAAATCTCTCGCTCATCAGATGTGTCCTCTCGTCGTCAGAAACATTTGGTCACGGCAGGACGATCCTCGAGGTCGGCGCGGCCGCCTCGACCAGGTCGTGCACCTCGACGTCGAGCTCGGCTGACGCCTCGCGCCGCCAGCGCTCAAGACAGGAGACATTGGTGCAGACGGTTGCCTCGGCGTCGGCCCAGCCGCAGCGGATGAGGGTCTCGAATTCAGAGAGAATCCCGCAGGCGCGCGCCTCCGAGCAGCCGCAGAACCGGCAGACGCCAGGCCGCGGCGCCGCCGGCTCGGCGCGGAGCTCATCGAGGATGGCGGCCGCATCGGCGTAGCGCCCCTCGGCGATCGCCGCGATGGCCGCGAGCTGCGTCGGCCGCGCCATCGAGATCATGTGGCCTCCAGTTCGAGACGGTAGTGGGTCGAGCCGTCCGGCTGCGGCGCCGACACCACGACGTATCCTGGAATGGCCAGCACAACGACGCGCACGTCAGCCGACACCGAGACCGCAAGATTCCGAGTGGCCGCCAGTTCGATCTCGACGCGTGCAAAGCATCCCTGTTCAGCATCGAGCGTGAACCGCCTCGTAAGTGGCGCCATCTCGCGGCCGTCGACCTTCAGCGAAACCGGCTCGCCACCGAACTCACGGAGGTCTCCAGCCTTGAACTCCACAGTGGCCATCAGCGGTTACCTGGTCCCCTGCTGCTGCGCCGCCGCGCGCGCGGGCGCCGCCTTCACCATCCCCGCCGCGCGCGCCGGCAGCGCCCGGCGCCGGGCGTGCGCGACGGCGCGGAGCACGGCCTCGATCGCCTCGTGCCCCTCGCGCTCGAGCCGCGCGACTTCGTCCGGCGACCACGAGCGATCGGCGGCGCCGTCCGCAAACGCCTCCATCGCCTGCGAGAACTCGCGGAGCGCGTCGGCGGCCAGGCGCGCCTCGTCCGAGGCGCCGGCGTCCACACCGGCCGGGAGCTGCACGAACGCGCCGCCCTGGGCGCGGCAGAGGAACTGCAGCAGCACCGCGCGCCGCGTGACCGTCGTCAGCGCGGCCGCGACCGCCAGCGTGCGGATGCCGCGGTCCGGGCGGTGCGGGTTGGCCAGCTCGTAGAGATAGGCGCGGGAGACGTGGACGTCGTCGTCGTGTGCGTTCACCGCCATCGCGAGCGCGGCGACATCGAGCGCGCTGTGCTCGATCAGGCAGTGGAGCGCCTCGGCAATCGTCGCGGGCTCGCAGGCGCGGCCGCCGAGGCAGTCCTTCCGCGAGCGGATCATCCCGCTCGCCTCTCGGTGACGACGCGCACGGGAGGGCGGAGAGGGATGAAGAAGCCGTCGCTGTCGATGCGCTGCTCACTCTGCGCCTGCACGTCGGCCGGAACGCCGTCACCGCGAAGTCCGAGTGCGATGGCCGCATTACGGGCAGCCTGCGAGGCGATCTCCGCGGCCGTCTCATTCGTCCCGAGCTGGCTGGCGCACCACAGCGTGTCGATCAGCGCACCCTTGCTGAGCTGCGAAAACATCGCCGCAAACGGCACCGAGGCCAGCATCACGGGCTTCTTGACTCTGCGCCCGTGAGCCGTCACTTCGCTGACCCTTCGATGGCGGATTCGCGTTGTACGCGGTGCGCGGCGCCCGTACCGTAGGAAGCATCGGCACCAAATGCGAGGGTGCCGCGCGATAACCCCAAGGCGTCCTCGAGAGCGGCGACCGTTGCAGTTGATGGGTTGCGAATGTCACCGGCCTCAAGGCGATAGACCGTCGCCCGATGAATTGATGCCGCGCGCGCCAGGTGCTCGTGGGTCCATCCGCGTTGACGACGTGCGGCGCGAAGCGTAAGTCGCATGAATGCGACGTATTGTCGCGCTACTGCGACATCAGGTCAAGAGTTTTGTTCGCGTGTATGCGATTTTCTTCGCAAGCCAATGACTTGACGGCGTTTACCTCACAGATACTGGCCGCAATGGTCAGCTCGAAAGAGGTCCGAGCCGCCCTCCGCGAGCTGCGCGGCAAGATATCACCCGATGATTTTGCCGACGAGGCCGGAGTGAATCGGGCCACCGTCTACCGGATCGAAGACTTGAAAAGGAGCTACACGCCGCGAATCGAAACAATTGACGCCCTGGTGCGCTCCCGCGGCCTGACATTGTCAGCGTTCTTCGCCCAGCTCGAAGGGTTGCACGCTCAGCCGGACGATGGTAGAGCATCGTCCGCTCGCCCCCTGACACGTGGCGCGGATCCTTCCGTTTCCCGGCCGCTCGACGACACCGGTGCGCTCGTGGCCGGATTGTCGAGCGCCGTCGTCACGCTCGCGCGCAGCATCGATCGCCTCGGCGAACGCGCCGGAGCGCCTCGGGAACAAACTGCAGGCACTCGCGATCACGCGGCCCGACGTCCTCTGCGAGGTCGAAAGACTGGTTGACGCACGCCTCGACACGACTCTTTAAGTTCCGCGCGCTCCGCGTCGTCGATGCGGCCGTCTGCAAAGAACTGCCGAACGCGCGAGCAGATGTCTACGTGTTCACCGGCCAGTTCGCCTACGGCACGCGGGCCGACTGCGGGCGCGAAGCAATCTCCCGGGGCGCGCGCGTCGAACGGGACATCACGCGGCGCACGACCTTCCTCGTCATCGGCACTTTCGGGAGTCGCGATTGGGCACAGACATCGTTCGGCCGAAAAATCAAACGAGCCGTCGAGCTGCGCGATTCAGGTTTCGCGCTCAGGATCGTCGGCGAGGACCACTGGGCCACGGCGCTGTAAACCCTCTCTTAGGACTCGAACGGACCCGCGCGACAGGGCACGAAAGCGCTTGGCACAGCGCCCCTGCGCGCCGTATCCTGTCCGGCGTCCGGACCCCATCGGGAAACAGTTGACGAAAGGAGCACCCCATGCGTCGTCTCCTCGTAGTCGGCGTGACATTCCTGACCCTCAGTCCACAGAGCTTCGCGCAAGCGCCGGCGCGTATCGACCTCAACGCGCTGGTCTTCGTGGAAGACTCCGATTTCGGGCAGGCGCTCTCGGCGGCAATCCTGAAGAAGAAGGTTCCAGTGCTCGTGACGACGGCGCGCGACAAGGCGCAGTTCTTCCTCGAGGAGACATCGAACGCGTCAAAGGAAGGCGCCGCCGAGCGCGTGACGAAGGTGCTGGCGTTCGGCGTGTTCGCCGGCAGCGGGAAGTCCTACGAGGCCAGCGTCACCATGACGAACGCCGACGGCACCGTGCTCTTCGCGCACAACGCGAAAAAGAAGGACATGCGCGGCGCGGCGGAGGATGTCGCGAACAAACTGAACGACCACATCAAGCGGCAGCCACGGCCGTAGCCGGGGGCGCCGCGCGTCCGACCAGACGAAAGGAGTCAACGCTCATGATGATGCCGCGCCTCGTCCTCGTCGCCATCATTACGCTGACCGCGATGTCCGCCCAGGCCGCCGAGCGCCGGGACATCCTGCCGGGTGAGGCCAACTGGCACCGCTACCGGTTCTACGTCGTCACCAGCCAGATCGCCGTGCGGCAGCACATCACCGTGCTCTGGGACAACGCCGGCGCCGGCCTGCTCATCGGTGTCTACGACATCAACAACGCCGCGGCGCCGAAACTGGTGGCGCTCTCGGCCGGCAACGACCGCCTGGCAGCGCTCGACGTCGGGCTGCTGGCCGGCAGCTATCAGCTCGTGATTGGCGCCGCGAGCGCGGGGACCCACTATCACCTGAACAGCACCTACGGTCTCAACGAGCTGCTCTTCGCGCAGAACGTCCGGCCGGGCATGAGCGCGGCGGACATCTACATGGAGCGGCTCATCGAAGAGGACTTTGCGCCGTACGTCGCCAGAATGGCCGGCGCGATGACGACGCGGTAACGGGGAGTGCAGATGTCTGCACTCACAAACGGGAGGCCGTGGCGGGCCGCCGACCTCGCAGACCCGGGGTGGCCTGCGTCCCAGCGGCCGGCGGCCGCCAGCGGCCAACTTTTTTAGGGGCGGCGCCAGGTCTAGGGGTAGTCCCCCCACCCCCCCCAGGGCGAGGGCCCATGTTAAATCTCCGCCGCACCCCAAAATAGCTCTTGACGCGATACGTGCCTGCACGTATCATCTCTCTACTGGCACTGACGCCGGCACCGCCTGGGAGGGCGGCCCCAATGACGATCACCGCGAAATACGCGAGCACCTGCACCACCTGCCATCAGACCATCACCCCGGGACAGCAGATCGAGTGGGAGCGCGGCAGTACAGCCGTGCGCCACACGTCCTGTGACACCGCCACGACCACAACGGCCCCAGCCGCACCGAGTGCGCCCGCCGTGACCTACGAGACGATCGGCGCCCGCGTCTACGTCCTGGGCCAGACCTTCGCGCTCCGGGATGCGATCAAATCCGCCGGTGGCCATTGGGACGCGGAGCGTAAGGCGTGGTGGATCGGCGCGACGAAGCGCGCGGAACTGGAGGCCGCGATCGCCGCCGCGAAGCCAGCCGACCAGTCCTCGTATCGGCCGAGCAAGTGCAAGCAGTGCGGGCGCGTCCCGGACCGCCGCGGCTGGCCGCGGATCTACCGCTCTGGCATCTGCTCGGACTGCTACCGCGACGAGCGCGAAGAAGCGGAAATGGGGTACTGACATGGCGACCTATACGATCGCGCCGCGCAATCTTGATGGCACCGGCTCCCGTCCGACGCGCGTCTACGCGCTCCCGCCGGTCTACGTCGGACGGGACGGCGTGCGCGCGCCAGCCCCACCGGCCCAACACGCCACGGACGACGACGAGACGTACCTGCGGGCCGGCGAAAACATCCCGGCCTATCGCGCCCGGATGGCCGCACTGACGCCGCCGAGCACGCGCCAGGCCATGCGGCCTACCGTGTATCTCGATTACTGGAGCGCGGTCACGGATGTCCCGTGCCCGGCCGATGCATGCACCGGCACGATCCGGTGGGCCGAGGCGGGCTACGTGCCGGGGTATCGGATCTGCGACGGCTGCGGCCGGCATTATCAGGCGGACGGGACCGCCGCCGCGCCCGTCCTGCTGCGCGTGGGATCGCGGCGCAGTCGCGTCCAGAGGCGGGCGTAAATGGGTGCCACGCTGCGACAGTACGGCGGCCGGATGATCATGATCGACGAGCGGCCGACCGTGCAGCTCATCGACACGAACGACAACGCCCGGCGACGGTTCCAGTACCGCCGCACACTGGACGGGACTGGCATCGAGCGCCGCGTCCTCGCCCACGACGGTCGGCCCTTTCGCGACACCGGCTCGCCGTGGGAGCCGCTCTCGTGGCTGGACATCGCCGCACTCGAGGCTGTGCGGGGCACGTATCACCCGATTCTCGATCCGCTCGGGCTGTAGGTGTAGGATGGCGAGCAAGCACCGCGACGACAAGGTCATTGCGGCCGTCGCGTGTCCGCGCTGTGGGGCACCGGCCGGGGTGCCCTGCCGCAATCCGATCCCCCACCAGGGTGACCGAGGGCCACAGGATCGGCGAGCGCAACCCATCCGACCGCATTCGGAGCGGCGCGTGGCGTGGGTCGACGCGAAGCGAGGGATCGTGTGAGCAGCTACACCCTGCGCGGCCTCGACGCCGACACCATCCAGCGCGCCAAGCAGCGCGCGCGTGACGCGGGCACGTCGCTCGACGCCGTGCTCCGCGCCGTCCTCACCGCGTACGCCGACGGTCACGACACACCAGCGCAACAGCTCGCCGCGCACGGCGGGCGCGCCCGCGCGGACGCGATGACCGCCGGCGAACGGTCGGCGTCCGCTCGACGCGCGGTCACCGCGCGCTGGAACAAGCGCGGCCATCGTCGCCTCAGTCCACGATGAACATCAGCGTACCGGTCTTGCCGACGAGCGCCCGCGCGACGCGGCACGGCTCGCCGGCGGGGTGCAGGACGAGCATCGCCCCCTGCCCGATCGCGAAGTAGCACTCCTGCGACTCCTGATCCGTGCTCCCGACGCCGCCGATCGCGAGCGTGTAGGTGCGCGGCTGCCCTTCGAGGACCGCGCCGAGCACGACGACCAGTAGGAGGGCGCGCATCACTGGCAAGGCGGCGCGAGCGTCGCGCGGTCGATGTAGCCGGTGCCGTTGTAGGGCAGCCACGTAATCGCCCAGCGCGGGCACTGCGTCTCACCGACGCGCTCGTAGATGACGAAATTCCCGTCGGTCTGGACGTACAGGCCGTAAGCCCCGGCGGTCAGATGATCTGTGCCCCCGCCACCGCCGGAGAGGTTCGGCGCGTAGACCGGGAGATGGAACCGGATCCCCTCGTTGTAGCTGACCTCGATCCAGTTGAACATCGCGGCGTCGTCGCCAACGCCGAAGTTCGGGCGTTTGATGCCGCCCCACCAGACGCCACCCGGCCGGCTGCCGTACGTCGTCTGCTTGCCCTGAAACATCACGATCTCGTCGCGCGAGCCGCCGAGGAGCACGTCGAAGGACCACTTCCCGACGCTGTTCTGCGTGGCAGGCGCCCCGGTGCGCACGGCCGCGGGGTCGTCGATCTTGCTCTCAACGAGCAGCTCGTTCCCGGCGACGCGCGTGCGGCCCTCGCTGTTGTCGGCCAGCGTCTGCGCCGCGAGCGGCGC